TAACTTCATATCCAAAAGATTCAAGCCTTTTTGTTACATCTTCCAACATCATTACCACCCCTTATTTCTTTTTCTTTGTAGTTTGCTTCTTTAGTTCTTCCTGTTCAACTTCTTTCTTTTCAGATTCTTCCTTATTAGCTTTTTCAGTTAATTTTTTCTGTTTGGCTTCCAGTTTTTTGAAATATTCTTCCCGTAATTTTTTAACCCTTCTTTCAAAAGCAGTCACTAATTTCACCACCTCTTAATAAAAAATCAGGAGGGTTTTTGGAAACCCTCCATCAATCAAATCAACAATTAATCAATCTTAAACTGGAATTTCACAATTCTGATTGCCTTTGGTTCATATACTCTTGACCAGTTAGCACCATCTTCCAATTCAGTGAAGCTTGGGAAGGCTTTTGCAACATTTGTTTCAGTCCACTTAACACCCCTTGGATGCAGTAATGGCAACCTTCTGTTTACAAGAATATCTTCACCAGCAAGAGATAAGCCATTTCTTACAACTTCAGTTTCCAAGATGTCAGGATGTGAACCGTTACCCCAAGCAATAGCCCCAGCACCAAATAAATAAGATACTGCGACACCAGTTTGAGTATCAAAAGGCATTGCATCATCGACAATTACCCTTTTACCCATGAAATAAGGAATTCTTACCTTTCCTTGGGATTCTTCCTTATATTCAATTAAATCATTCTTTGCCAAATAGGTTTCAACTGCTGAATTGAACATTACACCAGTTAAAAGGTCTTTAGCATCACCCATAAGCTGAACTGCATCCAAGAAAGTTCTACCACTTATCAGTGCAGCATCACCAGTTTCAGTTGAAATATCATGCACTTTTTCATCCATATTATCAGCAGCAAAAACACCATCAAGAATAGATAAAAGCATTTGCTGGTATTGTCTACTCCAATAAGCAGCAAACAAATCAGCAATAGCTTTCATTGGGTCATCACCTGAAAGCATAGCAGACAAGGCATTTGCACCATAAGATTTTGTCCATGCCATTTTCCTTGCAACATCCTTGTTAGCAGTAATCTTACCAGGTGTAGTTTCACCCTCATCATCCATAACTTCAGGGTCACCAGTCAAATCATCCCAAAATGGCATATTGATAAGGGTATTGGGGCCACTTGCCAATTCATCAAATTCTTTAGTGTTTTGTGCAATACCACTTTGAATTAATGCAGAAAGTTCCATTGTTCTCTGAATAGAATAAGGTGTAAACACTTCAGGTTGAATAATATCTTGAAGTCTTGTAGGCATATTAAAATCACTCCTTCTAATAATTAATTACTTTTTGCAGCAGCTTGAAGCTGTCTTGCCAGTTCTGGATTCTCTCTTAAAATCTTACCTTGTTCAGTAAGGTTAAAATGTTCCTTTGACCAAGGATTTTTACCAGTAGGAATTCCGTCAATGGATTCCCCAGGCTTAAATCCCTTGAACTGTTGCTTATTTGAAGATTGAATGTTAAAAAGGAACTTGGAATCTTCATTTTCCTGCAACTGCTTAATCTGTTCATCCAATCCTTTCACATTACCATCTTCATCAAGTTCAACACTTTCAAGGTCAAGTAATGCTTTGGTTGCTTTGATGTTCTTTGCCCCTGAAGCAATAAGTTTCTTTTCAACTGCATTATTAAGCCTTATTTGCTTCAATTCAGCTTCATATTTTTCTTTAGTTGCTTTGTTTTCCTTTTGAAGCTTTTCAATTTCAGCTTGCAGTCCTTCAGCATCAATTTTCTTTAGTGCTTCAAGTTGTTCATCCCTGGTTTTAATATCCTGTTCAAGCTTTTTCTTTGCTTCATTTACTTCATCGAACCTTGACTTGGGAATAAAACCTTTAAGATATTCAGCAAAGGTATCAGCAACCTTCTGTGCCATTTTTTCATCAAGTCCTAACTTAATTAAATCTTCTTTTTTCATAAATTAACCATCCTTTCACACTCATTTTTTAACCTGGTTCAGTCCAGTTCTGTGGTCTTGTTCTTTACCGTCTACAATACCAAAAAGACGAAATTCATCTTAAAGAATCAATCTTGGATTGCACCATTTCAATGTAATCTTCATCATCAGAAACCCTGATATGGCTTTCCAATAGCCAAATACTATTTGTTTTTGGAAGAAGGTTTCTTTCAACATTTCTTTTAACTACATAAGCAATTTCAAGCTTTTGAATATGGGTGTGTTTTTCAAAATTGGTTGGGTTGTAGACAATAAAAGTTCCGTTATATCTTGACCTTTTAATTCTCAAAGTGTTACTTCTTTTTCATAGCATCACCCCTTAAAAATAAGCATGAAAAAAGCACCTGCATTTTTTTTTTGCAAGTGCCTTTTTTTTTTAATAAACTGCATCTTTTATATCATCATATATTGGAATTTTGCCAATATCCCCTTCAACTGTAATCTTAACTTTTGCATTTTCATCAAAGAATAACGATTCAAGAACACTATAAGCTGATAATAAACTATTTTCAGGGGGATGATATGTTCCACCAATTGGTGGTGCTTTTTTTAGAAGTTGATTAAATTCACTTTGAAGTTTCTCATCATATTCACCATCCACTTCAATAATTGGAAATCCATCTTCCATGAAACATTCGACAGTTGTTTCAATACCAAGATATTTTCCTGATGCAATTATTTTTTCCATCACACCACCCCCTTTAATACAATGCTAAAATTCCATAAATCCAAGTTGCAAAATCTTCATCTTCCCATAGCTTGGTTGGATTAGTATAAGCATATTCAAATCCCATTGAAACTAACTCATAAGCCCTTCCACCATAGTCTTTTCCCATATATGGATTTAAGAATTTATCAAATCTTGATTTTTCATCATACCTATAATTTCCACCAAGCCATCTTAAAACTTCCCCAGCAGTTCTTCTTTCATAAAATATTTTTTCAGCTTCAAGAATACCTGGAACAGCTCTTTCAAATCTATGACCTAATTCATGTAATGCAGTCCGAAGGTATCCTTCTTCAGTCCAACCGCTGATGGCAATTTCAGCATGTAAGTCTGAATAATAACCCCTATTAACTTTCTTTGGTGTTAAATTACCTCTTGTAATAGATTTTTCAACCCAATCAGTAGGATAATAGTCATAAGCTTCTTTAACAACCTTTCGCATGGGTGACCTGCTTTTATTCAAATGGGCATCAACATCAAAAGAACTAATTCCAACTTCTCTGATTTCAGATAATTTTTTCTTTAGTTCTTCAGCATTTTCTTTCAAGGTTCCCCTATATTTTTCCCTTATAAGTTTTAACTTATTTTCAAGTTCTGTGGTTTTAGATTGCAAGTCAATTTTATTCCTCATTAACTCATGATATTTGATGTTTAACTCATCCATATCTTTAAGCCCAACTTCATCCAAGTCAATTAACCCCCGTCTTGCTGCCCGTAACTTTGAAAGTTGATTTTCAATTTCTTCAATTCCAGTAGCTTTATATTCCTTTTCCAGTCTTTCAATTTCAGCTTTCAAATCAGCCCTTTTAGTTTGAAGTTCACTTTGAACTAATTTTCCAGCTTCTTTAATATCACTTTCTTCTATTATACCACCTTTTTGTTCAATTTTATATTTTATTTCTTGAATTTGTTCTTTCAAAGTTTTGACTATTTCTTTAACATCTCCAAGTTCCTTCAATCCAGTTTTAGAACCACCATCAACAAAAGCCTTTTTCCAATCCTTATATTTCATATTGCTGGGAACATAGTAAGTCTTACCTGTTTTTTCATCCCTTGCTGCTCTTTCCCCATAATTATCTTCAAAGTAGGGAACAGTAGTTGTTCTACACCATGGATGAAAGGGGGGTGCTGTAACACCAACCTGGTAATCTTTCATATCAAATACTTCACCATCAAGGTCTTGACATATTTCACTGGTTCTATTATCCAAAGTTGCTACAATTTCATATTTTTCAACACCTAAATCATTGAAACAATCCTTTTGTGCTGCTGAAGCAAAAGCAGCCGATTCAGTCATGATTAACCTTCCAGCTTTATTCCTATCAACATTCATTTGCTGGGCAAGATTCTTGATTAAAACATCAGGTGATTCACCCCTTATAACTGCTTGGGTTAATTGTGTTTGAAGTGAACCAATAAGCTGTTGTTTATTCACCCATATTCTATCACTGAAAGTTCTACCATCCAATGACCATGGTCTTGAAAGTATCTTATCAAGTTGATTACTGTCTAAATCATG